GTAGGGGGTACGGCGAATAGTGTGCTTAGATTTGAGCCTACTGCGAAACTCTATTGGCATGAAAAATAGGCGCCACCACTTCAATGAAATCGCAATTGTCTTCCATCCAAGCAAAGTCCGGTGTAGACCCCGGCTTGTACCACTCCAACCTTGGATCCCTGTTGCACAGCCATATTGTGGGCTTGCCCCACTTCACGGTGACTTTGTGCTTGTACTTGTCTGTAACCGTAAACTGAAACTGTCCTCCCATCCACTGCTTGTAAGATGGGCAGAAACCAAATCCTCCGCTGATGTCATCAAATATGGCGTAGGCGGCAGATTCGGAAAAGTCCTCGAGATTGAATAGGCCCCCGAAGTATGCATGCTTTCCGAGGGAACGGGCCCACACAGTCTTTCCCAATCTGGTCTCTCCATATAACACCAACCCTCTTGGCCTAAACAAGTCAGCTTCCGCTAATATCCCTAGTATCTTTCATATCTGGGCGGCCCTCGAGCTTCATGAAGCGAAGGGAGGGGGATCCCCACGTGGGGGGCCCCCCGGAGCGTAATGTAAGCGACGGGACAAGACTAACCTTCCACTAACACCATTCAAGTTAGCCTTCCACCTTTCAAGCTCCACAGGAATATCGAATGTACCTTCCGGTGACTCATACTCCTGGCACTCGGGCCTGTACTTCCACTCAGCATAGAGTTTCAGAGACCCAAAATTGCATCCGAGCTGCTTAGGAGCAAGAGCCGCCAGTTTCTCAAAAAACTCATCTTGAGATGTTGCATTGACGATCTCTGACCAGATGTCACTCTGCGTTCTCTCGGAATCATCCTTATCCCCGCCCGGCCTGTCGCACTGATCACCAATGATATAGTGCCCCTCCTTGTGTCCGGCGTATTTCCCAACGTAATCCCAGCGACGTCCAGGATTCGCCGAAAATCGCTTAATATTCGCCCGTTGACCTCCCACAAAGAAGAGTGTTCCCGCGTCCGGATGAGAAAATGGCTCAGGCCACTCAACATAGCAGTGGAAGTGAGGTTTGCCATTCTGGTGCAGCTCTCGACCAAGTCGGTACACTGCTCCAGTTCTGACAACTGCGTCGATAATGAGTTGAGGATTGAAATCGTCTCGACAATCGGAGTATGTGAGCATTGCATATTGGACTCCATCGAGTTTGAACCTGCGGACCATTTTTGGGGTCGAACTTAACACTGTAGACCCCAAAAAAAAAACGCGACATCTTTCGGGTATAAGTACTAACGTTACCCCCAACCGCGAAGCGTTGATTCCCAACATGTCCCAACAAAACAGGCCCCCTACTCCACACCCCCAACTCAAACGCCAAAATGCCCTATCGGACGAAGAGGCGTGGCAGGCGTTCATTTACCAAAAAAGTTGCTCCCAAAAGAAGGTCTGCCCGTGCATCGTATGGGCGAAGGACCTACAGAAGGAGTACTCGCTCTGGAAGATCCATGTCTCGGAAGAAGATCCTCAATCTGACGTCACGAAAGAAGTGTGACAATATGTGCAGTTACACGAACGTCACGGCTGCGAACCCTCAGGCTGGCACCAGTTATTCGCTCACTGGTGCTGTGATGCCTGCTACACAACAGTACATTTTTCCCTGGTGTGCGACCGCACGGAACTACGATCAAAACTTGAGCGCTCAGGGAACTATAACTGAAACGGCAACCCGTACCGCACAGACGTGCTTTATGCGCGGCCTCTCTGAAAATATCGAAATAACGACTAACGACGGGTTGCCATGGCAATGGCGTCGCATTTGCTTCACACTCAAGGGAACCATCCTTAGCAACTCAATTAATAGCACCTCAATGGCTTTAGCTCTGGAAACCACTTCAGGTTGGGTCCGTGTGGTCAATACGGCCTACGGGAATAGTGCTGTTGGTGTAATTCAACAAAACTTGTTTCGAGGCGCAGCTGGTGTTGATTGGTCCAACATGATGACCGCCCCAACGGATAACACGAATGTGTCCATCAAGTATGACAAAACTGTGACGATTGCTTCAGGCAACGAAGACGGAATGATCCGCAACTACCGAAGGTGGCACCCAATGAACAAGAACTTGGTGTACAACGATGACGAGCAGGGCGGAGGCAAAGTGGATACCTCGTATTCAACGTCTGGGAAACCAGGCATGGGTGACTATTATGTCATAGATATCTTCCAACCGAGAGTAGGGGGTACGGCGAATAGTGTGCTTAGATTTGAGCCTACTGCGAAACTCTATTGGCATGAAAAATAGGCGCCACCACTTCAATGAAATCGCAATTGTCTTCCATCCAAGCAAAGTCCGG